TCTGCGTTACCTGAATCCTCTGAAACAAGTATAGATTTAACTATTGCAGTAGTGCTTGCTGCACATGTATATAAAGTAGTAGCACTAGTATTAGTCAGGTCAACTTTTGCGTTTGTGTAAGTGTTTGCCATTATCCCATAAACCAACTGAAAGCATCAGATCTATCCGCTAAAGACGTATCTCTTAACGTGTTATCAATCTGATTAAAATATAAACGTATAATATTATTTAATTGATTAAAGTCCTCAGCATTATACTCTTTTGGAGGATGTGGTAAAGCTGGAGACTTAAACCCTACTTCATATTCTGCCATTACCTTCTCCCATCTGGTCGCATATCAACTTTTGGTATGCCTAATTGCCATTGCACTCCTGTAGCACTAGATTCTATTTTCATAGCCATTTGTCTACCTCTTAATCTAGTATGTATCTGTGTTGTATACACTTCCACGGGAGAAGTAGCAGTTCTTGTTATAGTTCCAGCACTATTGCCACCTTCAGATAATGGCGAGTTTAAACCAGAGCCTGAAAAACTAGAGGGGCTTAAAGTCATAGTTATAGCAGGACTATCTCCTGTAGATCCGTCAAATGATATGTCAGGAACCATGCGTCTAACAAACATAAATTTGTCACCGTCATCTAAATCAAAATCTGCAGAACTAATAAATGCTGTTATTGCAGCTGTTGTGCCTGTTTCATTGTCATCAATACCTCTTTCATGGTCAACAAGAACGCCATTATAGGTGGCTCCTAATGGAAAATCTCTAAGACCTGAATCTAACCATGCAGATCTAGCCATGTTACCATAATACCATATATTTTCTGCATAATTATATATAACATACCGATCAACAGTATCAGAACTTGATGAGCAATAAAACCACCAAACCTCATTAAACGCCTCGTTAGTTCCACTAAAAACTTGTGTTAATTGATCTACATTAAAATCATTAAATACGTATCTTCTTACATCGCAAGGTAAAGTTTTAACTCTACCATCATACATATAAAACTTATCTTTACCCATCCAATAAGCAATGCCATTTGCCATTGACGCTGCTTTTATAGAGGCTATCGAAATATTTTCACCTATAAGTTGCGCCCCCCATACTCCAGAGTTTACACCTACATATTGTAATGAATATAGAGAAGAATCAGTCCAAACAAGCACCTCTTGTCTAGCTTGCATTGCAGCTACTATTTCTGTTCCTCTAGACAATCGTAAACTACCTGCTTGGTTAGTAGCAGATGGGTTCCATTCGACAGCACTTTCTTGATCAGACCAACGAATTAACATTGGGTCTTTAGTAGCAGAACCTATGGGCGTAGTGCCAAAACAAAATACAAATCTATTAATATCTGATACTAACATAACGTTTTGTAATGATGGAACTTGAGAAGCACCTGATCTACTACTTAATAAAACTCCACGAGTAGTGGTTATTCCTGATGACGTGTCATAGTAATATAGAGGACCATTACGAAAACCAAATATAAGATCTTCTCCAAAATTAGACTGAGACCATATTCTTAATTCATCAAGACTAGATTCTCCTTGGTTCCAAGCACCTGCACCCCAAGTACTAGCACCCCAACCCTGTAAAGGAGTTGCAGAAGTAGAACCTGCATTAATTTGATATGCTCCTACAACAGAACTACCACCATTACCAGAATCAGAGGATGTAGATACTATATCGGTAAATTTACTAGTTGTATTACTTAAACTTTTTGCAGTTATAGTATAAGTATTTGAGTCTTCCACAGATTGTACTTTATATTCTTGGTTTAAAATGTCTGCAGTAATTGCTCCTCCTAACGATGAAGCTCCACTAAAAGTTACAAAATCAGATACCACAGCACCATGACTAGCGTCTGTTACTACAAGAGTAAAAAAAGATACAGTATCTCCTGAACTATGTGTGGCTGCTGTAGTGCTTGTAGACACATCTTCGACAATAGAAGATGCTCCTCTTGTACAACCTATTAAAGACCCATCTTTTAAGCCTGTATAAGATATTACCTCACTGTTAATTTTAACTAGCCCTGCTTCAGGCACGTTTGCTATGCTAGCTAAAGGCCCTACTACAGAAGCACTAGTAGATGTTACGTCTGCAGATAAAGTTGTTTGTAAAGCCTTAAAAGTTACATCTCCTGCAGAAGTCGTAGTTCTAAGAGGAGTTGCATCGTTGTAATTACCTCCACTTTCAATTATAAATTTTAAATTAGTTCCAATACCAAGAAGACTTTGACCTCCTAAACTAACCCAACTAAATAATGAACGAGCTATACCTTCAAACTTGAAGATATTTATTCTTGTCCACCCACCTATTTTTTCTGGTAATCCTTGTCTAAATCTTATGTTATTACACTCATACCAGCCACCTTCGTTACTATATCTAGTACGCTCACGATTAACTCCAGGTTTAAAATCTAGTTTTTTAAGTGGCATAACACGTTATCCTACTATATTATAAGCTCAAAATGCGGCCCGTCAATGAAAGGCCGTTTACCTTCGCTACGTCTTAAATCAATATAACTATTCATAGCACCTTCCATAGTGCTGTTCCATTGAGCTATATTTCCTATACTCCAAGCTGCTCCCCATTTTATAGCAACGTTATGAGTCTTAGCTGCTTTAGCCATTGCATCGGCAATATCATCGTAAAGATTCAACTCCCATGATGCTCTTGAACCAACATAAGCCATGAGATCGACTGCATGGCCTGTCAAGTGTTTT